TCAGAGTAATAAGTTCTTACACCGATTCTCTTTGTGATTCATTATTAGTTTGATACCAAGTTGTTGATTGCCATTCTGCATCAGACACAACTCTACCTTCTAAAGCTGCTTCTGCAATTAGAGAAAAGCATCTCTGGGTCTTTAATCCAAGGTGCTACTTGTGCTTGTTCACTAACTGTTTCTCTAAAACTAGCAAATGGGTTATCTATTTCTGATGTAAGTTGATCTGTATTACCAAAGACTATTGTTGTAGAATCAAAAGCATCTCTAGTCATTGTCCTGTTTACTGTTGGTACAGGAGCTTCAGGAGATATTAAACCAGCTTTTATTAAATCATTCTCAACAACTGTATATGCCATATACATTGGATTACCTTCGTAAACTTCTCCACCTGCACCAGGTACTTCATATGCTAAATATAATGTACCATCAACATCCCATAAAAAAGCATTTTCAGGTATGTTTAAAAAATCCTTTTGTCCAGAATCTACAAGTTGTGAAAATTGTTCAGAGGCTTGTCCAGGACTAGAAGTAGGTTCACTTGTTACTGATAGTGGGGTCGCCAGGTCCTGCATCAGAATAATCTTTTGTATCATAACCTGTATTACCTACGCCAACAACACTTTCTCTTTCATTAATTGGAGTAGAGGCATCTTCACCACCATAGTCACCAGGATAATCTTCTGTTAAAGGTTCTGATTCTGTTGCACCTGCGTAACCTTCACGACCTTCTATTTCACCAGCTAACAGTCTTTCGTACTCTGATTTTTCTTCACCTTCTCTTTTTTCTGTATTTGCTGTTGTCCTAGCTCCATTAGGTCCATAAACTATTACCTGTGCCATTATTGAATCCTTGCTCCTGATCCACCAGCTGATTTAGTTTTTTTAGGTCTTAATTGTTCAAACATCTTTTCTTCTTGTACTCCAGGTTGTATTTTTTTGTGTCGTTTCCATTGTATCAGTATTTTTAGGTGTTGTTGGCACATATCCAAATCCTGTGGCTAAACCTTGCTCACCAACTGATTTAACTGCTTCTCCTACTTTCTTTATAATAATATCAGTAGGCATTACTTTTTTCACCTGTAGTTATTACTTTTTCTATAAACTCATAATCTAAATCATATTGTTCTAATGGAACAGGAGGTATATTATAAGGTGCTGTCATAGAGTTAAACATATTTGTTGCTGTTCTTTTAAATATTGTTGGTATTTCATCATATTCTTTATAAGCAATAGCTGTAATCATAAGACCTAATACGCCTAATTCCCATACATCTACTGCATCTGCTACACCACCAGGAGTTGCTAAGTTCTTTGCTCTACCTTGTACTAAATTGTTAAATTGATTTTTTACAGTAGTAGATAAAGGTAGATCATTAACAAGTTGTGTATTAGCGTTTACTATGTTATCTACAAATTCATCACCTACTACATTTGTAGGTGTGTCTGTAATTAGTTCATCTATTTGATTAACTTTACTTTGATTGTTTACAAAATCTGTTTTTGTTGCATCTTGTACATTTATATTTTTTCCTATACCTAATTCATCATTAGGGTCTAGCAATACAACTTCATATTGTGCATTTGTAGGACCAGAAACAAAACCTTCTATTCCTGATTTTCTTAATGCACTAGATATTTGGTCATCAGTTAATCCCATTCCTCTTAATCTTCTTATAAATCCTTGTGAATCAGAACTTAAAACTTTTTCTCCTCTTTCCACAGAAAATAAACTTTTTCCATTAAAATCATTTTCCCAACTTAAACCTGTTTCTTGTTCAAATATTTTCCAATCAATTTTTTCTATTTGATTACCAAGATTGGCATTTCCAACATTACTTATAGGACTTTTTGCTCCTGTAACTTTTCCTCCTCCTGCTGAAATTAACAAATTATTACTATTGACTTGCACCTTGTAATAATTACTTATTGCATTTGGTCCACCTCTTCCACCCATAGTTTTAATATCTCTAATACCTAATGGCTCTGTATAAAAACCTGGTATTTGTGAGCCTATACCAATTCTTGAATTGTATTGTATGCTACTAGCAGGTACTTCTGTACCACTATGTTTTACATAAAATTCCAAATTACCTTCTGTTTTCATAGAGTTTACAAAATTATTTATAAGTTCATTTTGTTTAGCTATATCATCTACTACATTTGTAGGTGTGTCTGTATTAATAACATAAGTATCTTTAACAAGTTCTACATTTGTAGGTGTGTCTGTTGGAACTTCTATTAAATTATCCCTTACTAAATTGTTTTCTAATGGTTGTTCGCTAAATTGAAAATCTCTAGTTTTTCTACCAATTCCTTCTTCATCAACATAATATACTGGTCTATATTTAGTGTCTTTATTGTTTACATCTGTAGGTAAATATTTATCTGCATATTGTGTGCTTTGTGTTGATTGAAATAACTCATTTTCAACATTTAAAATTCTATCTGTTCCTTCCCATTTAGGGTCAAGTATTAATTGTGATACTGGTTTTATTTCTGTTCTTGTTTTTTCTGTAATAATTGGCACTATTTCATATTCAAATACATTAGCAGTAGGACCTGTTAAATTGTTACCTATTGCTTTAATATCATTATCTAGCAAATAATCTAAATTATTTTGTATTGCTGTATTAACTTTACTTTCCCCTGTTATTTGCATATACCAATTTTTTAAATCTTTTTCATTTATACTTATTTTACTTAATACTTCTAATTGTTTTACAGTAGGAGATTGTAAATTTAATACTTGATTTGCTTTTATATTTGTTTCAAATTTATAAACATTTTTATTAATAGAAGGTCTTGAATAAAGATACGCATACATTTCATCAATAGCAAAATAATTTTGTTTCCCTAAACCTGCTTGACCTGCTTTTCCTATATCTGTAAAATCGCTTACTATACTTATATTAGGATCAGTTGTTGCTCTATAAAGAATTATATTTCCATCAGCATTTGTAGGAATAGCCATTTCTGCATTACTTAAACCCCTTGTAACTACGACATCATCTACTACATTTGTAGGTGTGTCTAATGATGTTTCTATCAAATTTTTGTCCATTAAACCTTTCGCTACAATATCTAATTGTGATTGTTCGTTTATTATAGGTAATATATTGTATTCATTTTTTGCACCATTAACAGGAGAAACTCCAATAGCTTTTACGCCATTATTTTGTAGTTGGACAATTTCTCGTTGTAGTATATCTTTACTACCATCTGTTCTGCCTTTATTTGTTGAATAATATAATTCTGACCATCTTAAATTTTTAGGTATATTATCTAAACTATCAAATCTATAATTATTAATACCTCTTTCATTTACAATATTATTTATATATTCTTGTCCACCTAACTTACTTAACAGTTCTTTATTTTGATAAATGTTAGATTGTAAATGTAAAATTTCTTCAGGTTTTATATTTGTAGAAAAAGAATATATATTTCTTTTACCACTTTGAGAAAAAGATTCTGCGAACTCTGCATTAGAAGCAAAATAAGTTTGTTCTCCTATAGTTTTATTTACTTCAAATTTACTAAAATCTGTATTTGAAAATCTATCTGGTGTATTAGTAGAACGATATATTATTACATTTCCATTATTATCAACATTTAAACTAACTTTATAATTAGGATTGTCGTGTACATTACCAACATCTACTACATTTGTAGGTGTCTTATCTTCAGCCATTGTTTACTGCATCCAAGTATTGTTGAAATGCCTGTTCTACAGTTTGTGCGTATTGACTAACCTGTTCTACTGGTGGTTTACCAATATTCCCTCTTTTAGTTTGTGCTTCCACAACAGCATCTTCAAATCTTCCTGCTCCTGCTGGAACTTGTGATTCAAAACTTGGTCGCATACCACCTGCATTAGCTTTAGTCATAGCATCTAGTATTTGTGCAGCGAAAACATCATCCATATTTCTTTGATTATCTATGACAGGATTTGTTTGTGGACCTGAATAAATTTGTGGAGGAGTAAATGTTTCTATTGGAACTTCTATAGTCATTAGTTCTTCACCAATAAGTTTGTTCATAGTAGCTACATAATCTTCTACATTAGTGCCATTAGAATCTTCTTGTGTCATATCAAGTGTACCTGTACTCTTTAAATCATCTGCATCACCAGGTCCTGCAAACCAAGCAACTGACACTAAATCCCAAGAACCAAATCTATTAAAATATTCTTGTACTTTAAATTTAGCAACAGCATCTTGTGCTGCTTTATCTTTCCAATCAGCACCTTCTAGTCCTGCTTGTTTTGACCATTTGTTCCAGTTAATATCTAATATGCCATATCCACCAAGAGCTTGTACTCGTATAGGTTTACCAGTAGCAAAATCTTCTATAGTGCTTGGAGTATGATCAGCCATATAATTACCTGAACTTTCTTTCATAAGTAATGCTTGTAAATATATATCTATTAGTGCTGGGTTTGTATTCATTAAATCTCTGTTCTGTTCCATAATGCTACCTTGGGCTACCTGTGATACTATTAAGAATGATACTATTAGTTGCTTGAATATCCCCATAATCTTTTACTCTTTCCCTCTCTTCAGCAGTTATCTGTTGAAACTTGTCAAACAAAGCAGCACTAGGATCTATTTCAGTTAAACCTTGTTCTTTTATTAATTCTGCTTGTGTGTGATTACCATAATCCATTAAGTTTTCTGGTGTTGCAACAACATCTTTCTGTGCTTCTTGTAACAACATCATATCTTGATTATAAGACTTTTCTGATTCTGTCATATAAGTATTTGCTAAAAGTTTTAGTTCATAAGGCATTGGATCTCTTCCTAGTTGTTCTTTAAAAGTATTAGTTATACTTCCAGCAACTGATTGATAATCAGGTGGCAAATAAGGATCAGGTTGTACAGGTATAGAAACAGGGTTTTGTATATAACTTTCTAGTATATTTTCCCAACCACTTTCTTCTTTACCTACACCAACAGTGTTCGCTTGTGCCATAATATTATACATTATTTTACCTTCAACTTCTCTTTGCCATACACCAGGTCTAAAAGTTATTCCTGCTTTAGGTCCTAAGAGTCCTGCATTAACAAGTTGCACTTGCAAATCAATAATTTTGTTAGGAGATAAATTAACAAACCCAAAGTTTTCATCACCATCTTGATAAAAGTTATCTTCATATTCACCGACAGTTGTTTTATTGCCCTTATAAGTTATTGGAGTATCTTTATCAACTCCTATAAAAGGGTCACTTTGATAAAGGGATTGAGAAGGGTCAAAACCAAAAAAAATATTATCTGGTGTTTCTCCACTAGGATTATTTTCTTCAAAAATAGAAACATAAGTACCCCAACCTGCTTGTAGTGCTACTGCTCTAGCATCATCATAAGTTGTAGCTCCGTTTATTGCTTTAATTTGATCTTGGGTTGGTTTTATATTACTACCTGTATCATTTGCAATTAATTGAAATATTTGTTCTTTAAACTTTTCTAACATAATTTATCCATTATTACTCTCATTTAATTGTAGCAACAAATCATCTTCATATTCAGGTTGTAATTCTTTTGCTAATAATTGATCAAAAATAGGACCAAATTTTTGATTTTCGGTAATTAAAGTATCTGCGTACTGTCTTAACATTTGTCTTGCACCTGCATAATTCCTTGATTTTTTCCAAATAGTTTCAGAATCCTGTGTTGCTTTTGTAATATTAATTAAATTTTGTCTTTGTTCTAAGTATAATTTAATGCTTTTTACTTGTTCATTATCTTGCAATTTTGGGTCATTAACCATTTTTTGTAACTGTTCTATCTGCATATCAGTTGATGGTTGTGTTGGAGAGCCTACTATACCTGGTTGACCATATCCCCAATACTGATCCATAAGTTGTTTCTTGTATTTATCTCTTATAGTTTTCGCAGCTTCTGTATTATTACCTGCAATACCTACTTCTCTTTCGTATTGGTCCATAGCGACTGCACCTAACAATTTATTTTTAGCAATGGCAAATTGTTCTGGTGTTCTGTAAACTCTTTTGTTTTGTTCTATGCCTTCACGATATGCTGGATATGAGAACTCTGCATAAGAAACTGGTGGTTCAAGATACCAAGCAACATAAGGATATTCTTCGTATAAATCTTTGTTTTCTTTATACCAATCATATCCTTCTCCTGTTACAGGAAATTTTTCTATAGATACAGTTTTAGATACTGTTAAAGCTAAAGGATTGAATCCAAACTTTTGTAAAAATTTCTGTGTTGCAACTGTATCATCATAATTGTTAGAAATTTTAATACTTCTGTATTCATCAGCTAATGTTTCTAACATAAATACATTTCCGTTTTTATCAGTAATATCATAAATAGGGCTTGAAACTCCTGATGGTCCTAAGAATTGAGAAACAACTCTAATTGCAAAAAGACCTTTTGCTTTATCAACAGCTAAATCCATACCTTCTTTAAAACCTTCTTCAGTGCTGTCATCAATAAGACCTGCATAAAGCAAGGCTTCGTAGGTGTCCATTACTGTATTAGCAAATACTCCTTGTGAGTTTTCTTCTTTGTTATATACTAACTTTAGAAATTTATCAAACCAAGCAGGTTTTAAACCAAGAGCTTTAGTAAGTTCACCTTCAACACTTAAATCAGGTGCAGCAAAATCACCAAATATAATCTTGTTTGCAAAACTTTCTTCTGGAAAATTTTGAAAGAAGTAAGCTGCTGGTATTCGTAAAGTAGGACCCACACCAGGTAAAACAGTTGCTGCTATGTTAAGACTTTGTGCGTACACTGGTAAGTTCACATTTACATTAAGATTATTTTCTGCTTCTCCAAACATCCAATCTCGTGCTAATTTTTGTCCAGGATAATTAAACACAACAGAACCATTAGTAGGATTTTCAAAGAAAAAACCTTTTCCTGTGTTAGTAAATTCATCTGTTGGTTGAGTTGAACCAGACCATACTGTTGAAGCTCTTGATGCAACAGCAGGGTTTGAACCTAATAATTTAGTCCAAGTTGTTAATACCTCTTGATACGCATTACCGAATGGGAATACCCATCTTGCTACATCCCAAAATCTACGACTTTCTGTAATGTCATACAACAAATCTTTTGTTTTTTGTACAGCTGAACCTTTAGCTAATTGTTCAATTAACTCTGGGTCATCAATTCCTTCATCACCAGCTGAAACTATTTTTCTCCATCTTTCTATTTGTCTTTTGTTTATACCAGCATCAGCAGCACCTTTTAAAATTTTATCTTTTACTGCTTCAGAACTGATAGAAATAAGTTCTGCTGATTTATTCCAATAAGTAGATTTAAAAACAGGTATTCGTGACATATTGTTTGTAGGTCTTGTCATCAACCATTCCATACCATAGTTAACAAATTTATCATAAAATTTTGAATCTAGTGTTATGGGTTTAGTTCTGTGTTTTACATCAATAGTCAAACTATCTCCAAATTTATTAACATATTCTTTGATAGCTTTATTCATATTTTGTTCATTTGTTTTAGCAATTTCTCTTTGTCTTTTTGCACTTAATTCACCAGCATCAAATAATGCTTTTTCATCTTTAGTTGCAGATCCTCTTGCAATTTGTTTTATATCTATTGTTTCACCTGCTGCATTTTTAAATTTACCAGTCGCTAAAAGTTCCCACATTTCAGCTGTAATGTTTCCATCTTTAGATAAATCAGCTGTAACAGCTTCACTTAATGTATCTAAGAATTGTCTAATTACAGTTCTGTCTGTCGTAGTTTGCAATACTTGCAAGACATTCTCTTGGTTAGTGCTGGTAGATATAGAAAGCATTGCTTCTCTAAATTCATTACCTTCTGTCAACATATCATCAATAAGTTGTTCAGTAGCTATTGACCTCCTAGCAGATTCAATATCTGAACCTTGTAACTTTATTTTTGCTATTGCTTGTGTTAATTTACTATCTAAATAATTATTAATTACTCTGTACTGACCTTCATTCCAATTTTTAGTATTAGGATTTCCTACACCAGTTTGTTGTATTATGTCTGTTGCTTCTCTTTGAACAACTTCCCAATCTACTTTTTGTCTAATAGTATTACCAGTTAAATTGTCAAAGGCTCTTGATTCTGCCTCTCCAATACCAGCTTCAAAAACACCATTGTTTAACCAACCAGATCGTGCAGCAGATGGTCTAACATCAATTAAACCCATTCTTCCTAATATGCTCATTGGATTGAGATAGTTATCTCTAATACCAAGTACACCATCAGCTAATGCTCTTAACTGTTCTTCTGCAATAACTCGTACAGTCCAAGCAGGTCTTAACAAAGCAATAGGTTTAAATACTTTACCTACATAAAAATCCATAACAGAATCAATGCCTTTTGATCCAACTATGTCAGCAGCTTTTAAAAACTGTCCTTTCATACTTTTATCTAATGTATTAACTAACTTAACTACTTCTGATACATCAGGTAAGCGTATATCTCTTGTTAATGTTGATTCTAAAATTGGTTGATTTGCAAATGTATTAAATCCTTTATTTATATCTTCAGTTGACCAACCTAGTTTTGTAAGCTCATCTCCCCACAGAATTTTCATTTCATTTGGTAACTCACTTAGATTTGTATAAAGAGATTTGTTTTTTCCCATATCATCAGAAACTTCACCTACATATTTTGTTAGATTAGTAAACACAGATTTTGACAAGGCTTGGGCTCTTATTTTTCCATTAGTACTTAATGTTTTAGAAGTTTCAAAACTTTCATCAACTATTTTTCTTAATGAACCCATATCTTCAATAACTGCATTAACAATGATATTTCCTCTAAGGAATGGGTCTTTAGTTTTGGTTGCATCTAATTTATCTAGTAATTGTGTAAGTCTTTGGTTTCTATCAAAACCAAGTAGGTTAGACTTTGGGTCTATACTTTTTAAGAATTTTGTGTAATTAACTATTAATTGATCTGGATTGTTAGCTTTTAATTTTGTTTGATAACCAGCACCAAAGTATGTATCTAAAAATTGAGAAAACCTACCAACTTTTTGTAATTCTGGAACCATACCTTCTGTTGATGCAGCTAAGACATTAGAATTTTTCATTAGTAACTCTTTAACTTTTAAAATACCTGCTTGACCTTCTTCAGTTATATTTTTTAAATCATCCATAAATTTAGTTGTATTACTAGCAAGTTGTTCATCATTCATTATATATTTGTTAACGAATTTAAAATTAGATTGTTCAAGAATAGTTGCTGGTTTATCTTTATTCTTTAATAAAAAATCAGCTATGTTATCTCCAGAAGGACTATTAATAACATCTTTTACTGTTCGCTTACTAAATGATTTTCTAACATAACCATTTAATAAACCAACACTTGCAGCTGCTTTATCTGATAAAGCTAACATTTTAGTTCCACCTTTAACAGTTTTAGCTACTTTACCAACTATAAAAGTTGGATCAAATATGTTTGCTCCTAAATCAACAACACCTGTCCAAAAATCGTATGCTCTATCATCTGGACCTGCTATGAAATTTAAAGGAGGTAATTGCCAAACAACTCTACCAAATGTAGCTTGTGTTCCTTTTCCTCTTGCTTTTAGTTCACGAGCTACTTCTTCAGGCATATCAACTTTTCTTGACTCTTCTTCAATTAAAGTCCAAATATTTTCACCTTTCGTTTTTAAAACTGTTTGTCTTGCAAACTCTGGACTTGCACCATTGTCTATAAGTTCTTTATATTGTTTAGTATCTTCAGGATTTGTGTCACCAAAAATAGCAGTACCAAAATCTATAACTTCACCTTTTTCTCTTTTAGCATCCCACACTTTATAAGGACTTACATCTGCTTTTTGCCAAGGATTATCTACTCCTTGTTGTTTGAGAGCTATTGCTCTACCCACTCGTGGAAATGTATCTTCCCAAACAGACCTCAAACCCATAAATGTTTTTTTTGTATATAGTTCTCTAAGACTAGAAACAGTATCTGGATTAATACCTGATTGTTTTGCTAAAGAGTTTTTTAATCTTTCAAAAGGTCCTTCTTTATCTCTACTAAAAAATACATTCATCTTGTCAACAATAGAATCATCAGCATTATTTTTAGATAGTTGAACCATAACTGATTCAGGTGTTGCTTGTTCTTTTATTTCTTTACCTTCACCAAAAGTAGTACCAGCAGTTAAACCTGCAACCATACCACCTGGATTTCTTCCTGTTGAATAAGAAGAACCATTAAAATTATTTTTTTTTAATCCTTTGTTACTCGGTGATCTCGCCATCTTCATCCTCTTCTTCTTCTTCAAAAAACTGAAACGCTGAACTTATAACCATATAGCCAAATGGAAATACTAAAGGAGGTAGCTGATCAATGTACATCTTGCCTCTTGGCTTAAATACATCTTCTTCTAAAATTATGTCATCACCTAACTCATCAACATCAATTAGACAGAAATCTACTATATCTTCAAACTTTTTATTTATAGACATTATCCTCCTAATCCACCAAGTAGTTCTGCTATGCCTGGTGGAGGACCTTGTGGTGGCAAGGCACCTCCTCCAAGCAATTCTTGTTCAGGTTGTGGTATCTCTGGCTCTTCTGCTGTAAAGAACTTATCTAAGATATTTTGCATATCATCTGGATTCTTTCTTATCTGCACAACAGCCATAGTTGCTTTAGGGTCACCACCTTGTGCTTGTGCTAACAATGTATCAAACAATACACTGTCTGCTTTTTCTTTTGTAATTCTATCGTTAACTCTGACAAGGTTATCTAAACCATCTAGGTTCTCTTGTAAAGTTTGTCTATCAATAATACCAGCTTGAAGTAATTGCAGCCCTGTAACTATCTTCTGTGGTTCATCATATCCAGCCATAGCTCCATACACTCTTCGTGTCTTATAAGAACTAATATCTTTTGCTGGATCGTATGTTTCTGAATAGAAAGTATTATCCATATAACCAGATAGTGATTTAGATTCTCCTCCATACATTTTTGCATCCCACTCTAATCTCTTAGAGTCAATCATCTCTATAGCATCAGACATAACTGTGTGATACTCTCTAATCATAAGTGACATAGATGCACCTAACTCTTCAAGTCCTCTACCAGTAGCAAAAGCTAGTGGTGATTGTGAATCATCAGTTGTAGGATATGAACCACCAACACGAAGTTGTCGTTCTATTCTATCTATCTGTTGGAAAATCTGATAAGGAACATTAGATGCTGGTTTAGAAACCTGTGTACCTGGAGCTAAATAGTTAACAGCAAATCTACCTTTACGATATTGTCCTGATTCTATCTCTCCTGATATGTTAGTTTCTGTAAAGACTGCATCTTCCATTGCTATTATTGACATCACATTAATTTTTGCCATAGAAGCCATAAGTCCTATGATCTGGTCATACTGTCCTTGCAATCTGTCAAAGCTAAATTTCTTACCTATGACAAAGGCAGGTCCACTATCTAGTGGATTTGGTATGAAGTCAAGAATAGTTGCAGAGGTCATATGGAAAATATAAGTTCCCTCTAAGTTGTAATACTCTGCTATTAAGTCGCCATCACCATTACTGTTAGCCCAAGAGCCATTGTACTGGTCTGTATATGCAGAAGCATAGGCATTACCTACACCTAGGAAATCTGTGTTATAAGCATCTTTATTTAATATTTGATTTGCATATTTAGGATATGTTCTAGCTAGAGCTTCTTTAGGAACTCTACGAACAATAGCCATATCTTTAGGTTGCTGATCTGCACCGAAGTAACCTGGGAAACAGTTGTATGGATCACGAAGTTCTGCACAAGGATATGGTGTTCCATTAGCATCTCTCTTTTCTCTAATTACCCATACAGAGAAACCATAACCAGGTAGCCATCTACCTACTTGTGGCATTTGTAAATCTAGTTTCTGTACCTCATCATACGCATTAACAATCCTTCCAACCTTTTCAGCTTTCTGTCTTGCTCTATCGCTAGTCTTTACCATTAGGTACATCTACTTTTAAGTTAGGAATACGACCAATCTTTTGTGCCAAGTGTTCTAGTCCTGACATCATAAGGTTTGGTACAGGTACTTGCCAGTCTTGGAAACCTTTAAGGTTATCACCAAGTAAAGCCTGAATACCATCAGGTCCACCATTCATAATTGCACGAACACGACCTCTAGTAGAGTAAGCACTTTGATTATCAAAATGTAACTGTGTTATTGCGTGTTGTATCTGTTCAGGTGTCATACTAACTCCAAGGACTTTCGTTCATATCTGTTATATCCCATTCTCCGAAACTTGGTTCATAATCTAATCCTACTTCTGCTAATCTTTCTTTTTGCATTCTTCTTATAACTTTCATTGGAAACCAAGAAGCCATAACAACATCTGACTTATTATTTCTACCAGATTGCTTACTAGCACCAGTTGAAAAATAAATTAGTTGTCTACGATATATATTACTCTTTGTTTCGCTTTCTGCACTACCATAAGGCAAACTTATTAGTTCCTCTCTAAACAATTCTCTCATACTTCCTACACCAAAGATAGGATCAAATTTGTTTTTCTGTGTCTGATGTCCTTCAAGATATATACCTGTTCTTGAACAGTAGTCTTTTAAATCTTTATCTTGTCGTATAGCTCGTTGAAAACCATTCTCTTCAATAACCCAATGAGATAAATCATACATCTCGTGCCATTTCTTTATGGTCTGTTTAGCTTGTATAACTCCACCACCTTCTTGGTTTTCTATATCTACCATATACATTTTTCCTGTATCAGAGTTTATTGCCCACAAGAAACAGGCTTGATAACCTGTAGAAGCTGGGTCAAGTCCTGCAATCAAATGTGTTCCTGCTGGTACCTGCCCTATAACTCTGTTTACATCTCTACAAACATCTATTTCTTCTACATCAAACATTGTAATACCATCTACAAATGCTTTGTTAAGATACACCATTTCAAAGATAGCTTTACCACCTGTGGTTTCAGCTGCTCGTAATCTTGACAATAACCATTTGTAACTTCGTTTACTTTTCCATAACATACAATCGGTATGTAACTCTATTTCGTTCTCTGGTAACACACACTCTGTACTATGTGCTTCTTCTACAATTGTGGTCATCTCTGGGTTTTCTAAAAGAAAGTTATATAAATCTTCTGGATGCTGTCTTGATCCAATGACTACAATAGCAGTATGTTCTTCTTTACGACTAGAGAGTGTTGTAGTCCACCATTGTCTAGTTTGTTCCCTAGCACTTGGTTGTACTGTAGTTCCGTGATCCTCAATGTCATCAGCAATAATCAAGTCACAGTCACGAGAAAGTATCTTTCCACCCTTACCTACTGCAACCATTGTTGGTGATTTAATTCCAGTAACAGTTCTGGTAGCTGTTGTAAACTGTCCTGATGTCCAAGATTTACCTGATCTATTCTTAGGTTTAAATGTTTTTCCTGGTCCACAGAAATCCTCTATAAGTTTTTCATTATGTTCTAAGTGGTCAACTACTGCACCTACTGCGTTCTTAGCTATCTCTTCGTTACCACCTACCCACATAATTCTTACATTAGGATTTCTACATATCTGCCATATAGCAAAATGTGTAAGTAAGTCAGTCTTGCCGTGTCGTGGTGGGCTAAGAATCATTTGCTCTCCACCTGTATCAATAGCATCTAAAATAGATTGAATCCATCTTTGGTGAAAGTCAGCTGTTTCGTATATCTCTCCAGTTTCTGTTTGGAAATACCTATCTCTAAAATCTTCAAACTTTTGTAGTGACTTAATTGCTTCTTGTGGTGTTGTCCACTCTTCTCGTTTATCTGCATTATCTTTATCTATGCGATACGCATTGTGCATCTTACTAACAATATCATCTGCAACACTAATCATTCGTGCAACATCAGCTCTTGTTATTTTTTTCTGTTCAACTAACTGTGCGTAGTTTTTTACATAGTTCTCATAGTGTTCACCACGATTAAGAGTAGTTTCGTTTATATCAAGTTTATCTATAGCTTTAAGTCGCTCTCGTTCTTTAGCTCGTTTCCACTTAGCTTTATTAGAACACAGTTGACTACAGTACCTACTCATTCCGTGTTTTGCAGTAAACTTTTTTTCGCAGCCAGGATTGCTACATTGTTTGCGTTCAGCCATTATTTATTTTTTTTTTTAGGAAGTTTCTTTATCTTTCCATTTTCTGTTCTAGCAAACCTATGTGTCTTTGTTTCTCTACTAGGGATCAAGGTGCCACTATATCTTTTGCCACCATACATCCAACTTACTTTAGCCATTCTCTCTCCTTACCAAGCTCTACACGACCAATATCGTGCAGATGTTTTATCCTTAGCTGTGCTGCATTTGTGTCTAGCACGAAACGAAGCACGAGCTTTAGGGTTATTTTTTCTTATCTTCATATTAGGGTCACCAAACATTATTTTCTTGACTTTCCCATTTTTCATTACAAAGACTTTAGACTTTTTACGACCATAGCCAGGCTCACCCTTTGATATAGGGCTAGGTGAATTTAACTTCACTTTCATTCCTCGCCATTCAGCCATTACTTTTTCTTTCTAACTTTATTTTTTTTCATCCCTTTTTTAGGGCTGTAACCTTTTTTCGGCATTGTATCTCCTATACTATATGTTGTATGAGTGATTACATAAAAGGTAATAAATATCCTAATAGCAAACCCTCTACTTCATATAGTAGTGGAAGAGTCTGCGTTCACAAAGGATGTGACACAGTTATTTCTAAGTACAATAAGTTTAAATACTGTAATAAACATAAACCCAGATCGTATCCTAGAATCAAAGGGAGAAATGCTCCTACCGACCTACAAGATCCACTGAGCTAAAAAAAATTTTTTATTTCCATACCCTAGAAGAACTAGGGGTTTTTTGGTTAATCACAAACAGGGAAGTGTTTTTGATACTTCATTATATACCAGATCAGAAACTAAGTCAATAAACAAAACCCCACCTAAGTGGGGCTTGTTCCGACAGTTGTCCAAACTGTTATGAAAAATATAACAATCCACAAAAACATTCCTCTCTTACACTGTACACCACATACTGTTTACTAGATGAAAGTTTTTCTTTCTTATTATAAATAGAAGCGTATCCTCATACGCTGCACCTGGATTTTCCAGGTACTTGCATATTAGTAATGGTGTGATAGTATGACAACAACAAACAAAACATTTCTCTAGCTCTTAGGAAAGATATGTTGGATCAACACTAAAGGGAAAGTGGATTAGCTAGACCATCATAACTAGGGTAAAAGCCTATTACTTCACATATTTAAATGTTACTTAATTGAGTTCATTCTGGTTTTTGGGAGGGAGTGACACAGGGTTAGAACCACAATAAAAGATATACAAGTAGAATAAACAGTATGAAATGTATAGAGTGTGAAGTACACCTAAAACAGATTAGAAAAGATGTTTATTACTGCAATTCCTCTCCTACTGTATGTACACAATCTACCAAGATCGTGAAC